TAACGAATGCCTCAACCAAATCTGAAATTTTACCTGAAAAGGTTTTGCTAACTTTCTTATTCAAGTCAGCAAGAGATTCAATTGAAATAAAATGTATCTGGTAAACAACACTCTTATCACCAAGATGTTCTCTATCAGTTAATTTGTAAATGTAGTATCTACCTTTGATACTGGAATCTTTTAAAGTTGGAGTTGTTACATCTAAATCAAGATATTCTTCACCAACAAAGGGGAAGAGATTAATTAAGTCAAACGATTCTCTAACAACAATACTTCCAGTTATAAATGGAGCAAAAATGTCTTCATAAAATTGAATGTTTAAAACTTGAGCTGTGATGTCCTGATAAAACCCAGTTGGTGTTACTATCTGGACTTTATTAATGCTAACATCACCAGCAAATCTCAACTGTTGACTGGTTTTCATTACATCAATTCTTCATATTGTTTCAAAATAATGGATAATAATTCTGGAGAAATTATTTTGATTCTTCTTTTCGCTTCATTTAAATCTCTTTCGTAATCATCATTAGAAACAGACGTTGCTCCAGTTGCATCAGAATTAACTACAAAACCCTTTACGTCCTCATAGTGATGAATATCATATCTAGTTGCACCATACTTATCAACAATGTATTTCTCTAATACATATTCTGGTAATGGAAAGTCCGTAATGTAATCGTGTCTTTCATTGGCAAGCATAATGACCCAATGGTATTGAGCATTACCGTAAATCTTTTCAGCAATGATTTCTGGAGTCTCTCCGTCAATAATATCGTATTCATCATAGAGTGTAACATTGGCAAGCACATCTCTACGGAAACGAATGTTTCTTGTGATATCTTGTACAACGGAAACTTTTGTATCGTTTCCGTATGCAAAGTCGTATTGAAATTTTGGGAATTCTTTGAAGTACATTATAGTCCGTCGTCCACTTTGTCTTTGGTGAGTAGAGCAAGTTCTCTAAATCCTAATGTCACATTAATCTGTGTAGGCATTCCATTTGGGAATGTAGTAAAAGAACCATTTGGTGTATAGTTTACATTCAACTCTTGAAGAACGCATGATGTATGTTTATGTAAATTTAAGTTTTCTGTACCATTCTGATAGTAGGAAATATCAAACTCAGAAGGATAGATGTATAAGAAATTGCCAGCGTCTTTAAACTCTGGGTGCATATGAAATTTAAATTCTCTAATAATTTTTAATACATTTGCAGCTTCATCTTGGCTTCTTGGAAAGAATTGATAATCAAAACTAAATGTTCTAAAGTCAACACCTTTAAACAATTGTTCTTTCTTTGGGTTTGCTGCTAGACCAGTTGCTGCAGACATGGCTTCTTTTGCTGGTCCTTGTGATAATGCTAAGTTAGTGGCAATGGCTGATGCCTTTTCACCCAATCCTTTCATATCACCACCTTTTAAAGCATTGGCAATCTGTTCACCACCAGCTGCTACCATTGAAAACCCAACAGTATCTTCTTCACCATAAGTCACACCATAACGAATAGATAACTGATTTGGTACGTGCATGGCAATGGCAGTTTTTAATCTACGTTGAGCACGACTTGCTGTTGCAGCTTCGTTGGCAACTATAGTACCAGCTACAGCACCAACCGCACCACCTGCAGCTGCACCTTGTGCAGCACCAGTTATATTACCCTTTAGTAATCCACCACCCAAAGCACCCTGAAGTGCAGCAGTTCCTGTAACAGTAGCAGCAAGCTGAGTAGAATTTAAGTTGAGTGCTGCGATTGATCCACGATCTCTTCTTGGTACATCTGCAACTGGCACAAATGAATCTTCAGAGTAAGAATTTCCTTGTAATTTAGAATCAACTGCCACGTTAATGTAAAATATAACATAGTTACCACCATAACTACCCACTGATGATAAAAGATCAGTTGGATATGTATGGCTGTTTACTTGATATTGTCCAGTGTTGAAAGATCCTGCACCCCTTCTACTTGTATTATCTAAACCAAGTGGGTTTCCTAAATCATCTAGCCTTTTCTTTGCAAAAGTTTCTGCACTTTGAATTGCACTTTTAGCTGAGTTTAACGCATCGGTGAATATACTCATTTTGTACCTTTAACCTAAATAGTGGTTATTATCCTAATTAGTTATTTATGTTCCATAAGAGAAAGTTTATCCCAATATTCCCTGAGAAGTATACAGGAGACCCAACCAATATCATCATGAGATCGAGTTGGGAGACTAGATTTGCCTCTTGGTGTGATAAAAATCCCAGTGTTCTAAAGTGGAGTTCGGAGGAAACAATTATTCCTTATCGTTGTCCCACGGATAGCCGAATCCATCGTTATTTTGTTGACTTTAAGATAACTGTTAGCACAGGTAAAACCTATATCATAGAGGTAAAACCAGCTGCACAAACCCAACCTCCTATTTATCCAGGACGTCAAACCCAAAGATACATTACAGAATCTTTGACTTTTATGAAAAACCAAGCCAAATGGGAAGCAGCAATCGAGTTCGCCAAAGATCGAGGATGGGAATTTAAGATTATTACAGAGAAAGAGTTAGGATTGTCACCTAAATAATAACATGGCTAAAACACAAACAATGGTCGATGTATTTGAACGCAATAAATACGACTTAACGACAGCTGTCAGAAAGTCTAAAGGTTGGTTCGAACAACAAGTCACTCTGATGACTAAGCAACAACTCACTCCAGCGAAAGTGTTGAATGGTAATCCAGATCAACTAGTCACTAGAATAATGCCTGGAAAACTATACATGTTTGTATACGATCCAAAAATGAAGAAGGAACTACCTTATTACGATAGGTTTCCTTTGGTATTTCCATTCAGCAAAACCCAAGATGGATTCATAGGGTTAAATATGCACTATTTACCATATCCTCTTAGAATAGGTTTATTAGATAAGTTGATGGCTTTTAAAAGCAACAATAGAATGGACGAAACAACAAAGTTGAAGTACTCATGGCAAGTCATTGATGGTATATCTAGATTTGCACCAGCACAACCATGTGTGAGACAGTATCTTACTGGTCATGTTAGAACACAATTTAGACAAGTTTCTTCTGCGGATTGGGCAACAGCTATGTTACTTCCAGTTGAAAGATTTGTTGGCGCAAGTAAACAAGAAGTCTGGGCTGATTCAGCCAAGATAATTAGAAGGGCATAAAATGGCACTTAATTTACCATTTTCCACAAAAGATATAACAGATAGAGTTACAGGTAATAACCAAAAACCTATTAATCAATTTATCTCTCAGGTAAAATCTGGAGGTATGGCAAGAACAAATCGCTATGCGGTTTTGTTCACTCCACCTGCAGGTATTAATCCAGGACAACTACAAAAGATCCTTTTGTTCTGTGATCAGATTCAACTTCCAGGAACAAACTACGCAACAACTCAAAATAGAACATTTGGTGAGTTTCGTGAAGTTCCATATGAAAAAATTTATGACAACATCACTATGTCATTTTATGTAGACGTTGATATGAAAGTTAAATCGTTGTTTGATGATTGGTCTAATATAATTTCAAATCCAGTCACTAGAACATATAACTATTACAATGACTACATTACTGATATGGTTATTGAAGTTCAAGATATTAACGATAAGACTCGTTATGAGATGACTTTATTTGAGTGCTATCCTAAAACCATTAGTTCTATACAGATGGATTATGCAGCAAAAGAAGTTATGAAGATTAGTATTGGTATGCAGTACAAATACTGGATTGCATCACCTAAGTCTCCGTTGGCTGATGGGCAAAAAGTTCCTACTACTTTATTAGAAAAGATGACTAAGAATTTTACTGGCTTCCAAGAAACAATTAACAATACACTTGGTACCAGAGCAGGTAACTTCCTGACTGGTTCTGCTCTATCATATGGAGTAACAAAACTTCCAGGATTATTAAAATTCTAACTATGAGATAAATAATGAAAATTGATGAAACATTATCTGCCGAGTTTGGCATTGAGCCGATGGGTAAGACTGAAGTGATTACACAAACTGGAGAAGTTGTTAACGACTCTACAAATAAGATTCAAGATGACTTTGAGGTATCTCGAGGTAATCTTCGTATATTATTGCAACAGGGACAGGAAGCACTACAGAAGTCACTTGATGTGGCTATGCAGTCTGAGCATCCACGAGCATTTGAAGTTGTTGGAAATCTAATGAAGCAGTTGGCTGATATAAACCAACAGTTATTGGATCTACATCAACAGAAACAAAAACTAGATGCACCGAAAGAGGGATCTAGAAAAGAAGTGACGAATAACAATGTTATCTTTACAGGTAGCACTGCTGAGTTGAATAAGTTAATTAAGAATATGTCTAAAGGAGAATAATTATGGCTTTACCAATGAATAGTACACCAATTTATAATTTGGTGGTTCCTTCAACTAAACAGTCTGTTAAATATAGACCATTTTTAGTAAAGGATCAAAAAACGCTTTTGATAGCACAACAAAGTGCAGATCAGAAGGTTATGATTGATACTCTGAAAGAAGTTATTAAATCTTGTATCACAGAACCTATCGATATAAGCAAACTAGCAATTTTTGATATTGAGTATATTTTCACTCAATTAAGATCTAAATCAGTGGGTGAAACAGTTGATATCGTTTTATCATGTGATGAAGATCACGGATCAGATAACGAAAGGGCTAAAGTTAGCCATACAATAGATCTATCTCAGATTAAAGTCCAAGAGAAAGAAGGGCATACAGATAAGATTCTGTTGTTTAATGAAGTCGGTGTGGTTATGAAGTACCCTAACATTGATGATATCAAAAAATTACAGGGTACTAATGGAGTTTCTACTGATGATACATTTAAATTAATAGCATCATCGATTGAATACATCTATGATAACGAAGAAATATACTACGCTAAAGACCAGACTCAAAAAGAATTGATGGATTTTATTAATAATTTGACATCGGAACAGTTCGCTAAAATACAGAACTTTTTTGATACGATGCCAAAAATGACTCATACGATTAATTATAATTGTCCCGTATGCAACAAGGCACATAATGTTGTCTTGGAGGGTATGGAAAGTTTTTTTTAATAAACCTTTGTCATGACACTTTGGCAGACCATTACAAAATGAATTTTGCCTTAATGCAATACCACAAATATGCTTTATCAGATATTGATAACATGTTACCGTTTGAACGAGAAGTTTATGTGTTTATGTTAAAAGAATTCTTAGAAGAAGAAAAGAAAAGATTAGAGAGCAAATAAATGGAACTTGTACTTCAAAAACAATCAAATCAGCTTGCTACTTCAGGCAACAGACCAATCTCTTCCTTTGGTGGAGGAGGTGGTTCTAGTTCAGCTGGAGGTATGGGTAATTTAGCAGCAGATTTGATTAGTTCTCTACAAAACCTAACTTCTGGTATAAAGAAACTAGTAACAGCAGTTCAGTTCAATACTAAAGCAATAATGGGTGGTCCAGCAACTACAGCATCGGATTTTGGTGGTGGCAAAGGTTTAGAAAAAGATATAGAAAACAATAGAACACAGCAAGAACAAAGTTCATTATTATCTAAAATTGAAGAGAACACTCGTGGTATGGGTGGTAAAAAAGATAATAAGAAAGACGACAAGAAAAAATCTGAGTGGTCATTCTTAGATTATATTAAAGGATTTGGTTTAGCTATTGCAGCTGGTCTTGGTGTAGTAGTTGGCTTAATTACAGCACAAATTAAAACTATGAAATTCTTTGGTAAACTTCTTATGGAAGGTGCTGAAGGTATTGGTAAGGTTTTAAAACGATTCGCTAAGTTTTTAGGATTAGATGAGATAGGTGCGAACATTCAAGATAAGTTTAAAAAGGTAGTAACATTCGTTGAAGATGTAGTTTCTTCTATGAAACAACGAATCACAAAAGTTGGTAGTGTAATCGCTGACTTCTTTGATGAGTCCGTAGCCAAATTTATTT